CGCCTTGCGTAGCTGGTCAGTGACAAACTCCGATTGCAGCTCCGCTAAACCTTGCAACTCAGTTGCCGTCAGCTCAGTTGCATCACCTGCCCATGTGCCTAGTGACTCCTTAAGTTGCGCCAAGATGCCGCGCAACCTAGCAGCCTTAACTGGTGCAGCCAACTCATCAATGGTACGCAGCTGGTTAACCGCATCAATGATGATGTCGTTATAGGCATTGATGACCCTACGCGCAACGCTGTTGCTGTAGCGGTTTAGGTCAATGGCATTGCGGTATAGCGCCTCAGGTGTGCTCATTGGTAAATGCCTAAATCCTGTGGTGCATACCCAGATCGGATGCTGACATTAGCGCCTTTCTTTAATGCATGTTGCACCAATGCCGCAAAGGCGTCGTAGCCATTTTGCCCGTCTTCATGCAACACCACTTGGTCTACCTCATCAGGCTTGCCGTTGCGATACCAAGTAACGCGCACGATGGCAAGGATCTCATCAGGCAGCAAAGAGATGTGGTAATCAAGTTCTTGTTTCCTCGGCGGAATCGGCTCCAGTTTCTCCATCATCTCGATCAGCCTGTCGGTTAACCAGTCCAGAAGGTTGTAGATCCATTCCCGCATTGGCCGTGGCCTCAAGCTCTTCTTCTACGTTAAAGTCATCACCCAGCACCTCACCGTCAGCTAAGTTCTGTAGAAGCGTCTCTTGCGTGATGGTGCCAGCAGTGTAAAGCTGCAGCAGTGCTTGGATTTCTTGCGGTTCAAGGCGTGCGCCAAGGAAATCACGGTTCACTAAACAGCTGCCGGCGGCTTCGTTTTGCCCAAGGAACTGCGCATGAAATTGCAGGCTGTTGTCGATCATGTCCTGCACGTTTTGTGCAATCACCATCATCGTGCTGTCGCCTTGGCTGCGGTCGATGCGCTTAGCTTCTGCGGTTTCGGCTGATAGCTTCTGCCCTAGCACTGCCGATAGCCCCAGCTCATTGATCTGCGCCGCTAGCTGTTCAAGGCGGCGGAACTGATAGTCGAAGCTGCTGCCACCGGGCTCGATGTATTCAGCGCGGCCATCTGACGGAAATGCGATGGCTTCACCGGGACCGGCGGATACCTCTTCTGCTGCTGACGGGAAACCATAAAACGCCAGCATGGGCACGGCGCTGATGTGCAACTGATTGTCGAGGTCCGACTGGATTTGGTAAGTCTTTAGGTTCAGCTCGGCGATGTCCTCAAGCGGCGGGCGTGATTCCATGTAGCCATGCCGGTTGGCATAGGCGACGCTAAAGGGGATCTGATCGAGGCTGGTGCGGCCTTCATCGATGATCTTGAAGTCGCCTTGATCGTCTTTCTGATGCAACTGGTATTCACCAGGCGTCAGCACACGGATCTGCTCGACGGCCTTCTCGCCGTACAGGCCATCAGGCACGATGGTTGATTCCAGCAGCCGCAGTTGCGTCAGCTTCTGCTGGCCATCTTGCAGTTCACACCGCCAACCTAAGATTTGTTTTGGCGTGTATGTCACCCAATAGGGTCTACCGCCATCAGCAGGTGCATCCACCAATGTACCAATGTGGCCATAACGGACCATCTTGCGTGTGGTTTCATAGGTCCAAACATTGAGGTCATCGCCCATCAAATTAACGTTGAAAAGTTGCTCGCGGATGGTGTCTGATGTGTCGTCAAGCCTTACGGGTTTGCGGGTCAGCATCCCTGCCAGCATCCGCTCAAGACGTGCGTAATACGGCGGCACCACGCTACGCGCTAGGCGGTTGTCGTAGGACTCGTCCAGCTCACGTGGTTCTTGCGGCAGGTAACGCCGATGCTTGCGGCGCATCCCATAGGTGCCCTGCAACAGGTCTTCGATCAAGATCCAATGCGGCTCTTGGGCGTACCAAGCCGTATTAGGGTCATTGACCTTTGTGACCTGCCGTTGAGCAAGCGGCCTATCGTAGAAGTTATAGCCGGTGTACATTAGGCCGCCTGCGATGCCAACAGTTTAAGCAGCAACCAGCGTAATGCTGTTACGGCCTAGTTTGATTTCAAACTCAGCGCCAGGCTTGAAGCCAAGCTGCTCGACGTAGGCAGAGCCAACCATAAGGTTGCCGTTGAATTGCACCTTGGCCTTGTGGCTAAGTTTACGGCCTAGCTTTTTGGCGGGTGACAGCTCAACGCCCTTGGCTTCAAGTAGCGCTTCATAGAACTGCGTGAAGCAGAGCTTGTCGCCTTTGACGTAACCGCATTCACGCACGATGTCAGATTTATTAACGTCGCCAAGTTCCTTGACTTTAGCGAGCAGTTCAGATCCGGTCAGCATTGGGTATGGAATTGCTGGGCGTCGTCAATATAACCTAATGCCTGTCGATCGTCCAGCGCCAGCGTGCAGCGGGTTGAACTCACGCCACACCAAATAGCCAAGCGCATCGTTCATGTGGTCAAAGCCGGCGTCCTTATCGGGTTCGCCTTTGTCGGTGTAGCTTTGCAGCTCAAGGCATTCGATCAGCCGTTTGCAGCGCTCTGCCACTTGCAGCCGCACTTGACCCTTGCCATTTTCCAATAGCGCCTGCACTGCTGCCACGCGGTCACGCACTGGTGGATTAGCCCGTGGCGACTGGTTGGACATGCCGTAGGACTCCAGGATCTGAACGTCCGTTTGGCTTGCATTGGTGCTGCGGTTGCCGCCGCTGGCATCTGGGTAGGCGTACATGCGCCGATGCGGATACCGCCTGATGATCTCCTGCGCCAGTGCGTCAGTGTCATGCGCACCGCTGATCTCATCAATGACCAGCAGGCTGCTGCCAAGCCTTACGGCGATGACGGCTGACATATTGCCGACGTTGAAGTCCACGCCAACCCGCAACGGTTCACGGTCAAGGTCTGGTAGCTCGGTGGTGACATGCTTGCTGCGGTCAAAGCGGTCATACACCTGCCCAGTGGTCAGGTTGACAAACTCACCGTCCAGATATGCCCGCAGCAGGCTTGGGTCGTAATTGGCCTCCAGCCGCTCGATGAAGTCCGGCGGCAGGTGTGGGTTGTCGGCGGTACGCATCTTGATCAGATGCCGGTCAGGTCGTGATTTGGCTTCATCGCTGCCGAATGTGTTCCACATCCAGCGGAAGCCCTCCGGCGTTGATGCTGCACCAAACTGCCGGACGTTACCAGCACGCAAGCGGCCAAGGATCTTCGGGAATGCCTTGTTGGCGATGGATGGCGTCACGGTGTCGATCTCATCCGCCAACACCCATGCCAAGTTGAGGCCGATGATGCGCGACCAGTTCTCGAAGCTGCGACACAGGATCTTGGTGTCACCGCCTGGCAGGTGCAGCATGTATTCAGGCAGCGGACTGGCGCGGAAGGTGTAGGGAATGTCGTACGCCTCTAGGAACTGCTCGAAGTCGTTCTGCCAGATGTCGCGGATTAGCGGACCCGTGGGCTCCATCACTGCACCAATGAAGCCTTGATTGGCCGCGGCGAGCATTACCGCCTTTGCGCATAGCGCCCTGGTCTTACCAGCGCCATAGCCAGCCGAGATGCCAAGAATCTGAGTGGTGCTGTCATCCACGAATGCAAGTTGCCCTGGGTGCAGATCAGCGCGGATGCGGTCTAGCAATGCGCCTGTGTCTTCCTGCGTTGCAACATCCATAAACCCAAGCAGGCTGCCGGGTTCGCAGATGCCGGCGAGTAGTGTCATAAGCTTGCGACTGCAATCGCCATTGGCAGATCATGGCGCAGCCAATACGCAAACTCGTCTGCGGTGCGGTCGCCCTTTAGCAGGTTGATTGACTTATGGCACCACACCAGATTGTCAGGGTGGTAAACCTTGCTAGGTCCAAACACAGATGCGCGAGATACTGGCAGCATGTGATCCAATCCGGCAGTGGCACCGATCTCAATGTCAATGCCCGTGTAGTGGCATTTGCCGGTCCATTTAGCCACGATTTGCTCAATCCATATGCGGCGCACTGCAGGCGCAAACTGATCGACATAACAAGTGCCGCGAGCCTTGGTCGCGCCATTGCGATTACGCTTGCGATCAAACTTAAAGTTTTCACGGATAACGCTGTGCATCTGACACTGAGCGCATTGCACGCGATCGATCAATGCTGGACGCTGCCAGCACTTTGAACAAATGCCAGCCGCTTTTAGTTGGACGCGGCGATCGCGGCGCCAATCAGCCTGCGAAAAGCTCATGACATCTCAAACCGCAGCAGCTTGGCTTGGTCTTCTAAGGCTTTCAAGGCAATACTGATCTGGTTTTTATCAGATGCACGACGTTCGTATTCTTGAAGCCGAGCGATAGCAGCAGCCAACCACTGCGGACGCTCTAGTTCGGCATCAAGCTGCATAAGCTGACGTGCGCGTGCCATATAAGTTTCAGCAGTGCGCTCGCCGCAGCCCCATGTGTCCGCCGCATATCGCAGAATCTGCGTTCTGCTGTAAGCACGCAAAAGAAGATCGTAAACGGTATTTACCCGCTCGTCGATCTCCACGTTGGTGCTTTTTCTGGCCACCTATTAAGTGCGGATCTGCACAGGCATTACAAGATACGTTACACCATCCACACCAGTAGGTGTCAGCACCACAGGTGTGGTTGCCGTATTAGCTGACAGCGTGACCTGCTCGTAGCCGCGCATGGCCTTGAGGCCATCGAGCAGGTAGTGGACGTTGAAAGCCCAGGTGCCCTTAGCGGTCCCTTCAGTTTTGAGCAGCTCCTTGCCGTTGTTGGCGTCCGCTTCAGCGGTGATGGTGATGGTGCCACTTGCGGCTTCCAGTTTGACGACGCTGTTGTGCGCTTCCGCGATGATGGCAACACGCTCTAGCGCACGGGTGAAGCGGTGCCGATCAAGGGTGATGGCGTGCTTGAAGTCTGCAGGGATCAGCTTGGTTACGTCGGGGTAGGTGCCGTCAAGGATGCGGCTGTAGATGGTGATGCCATCGTCGGTGGTGATGACGGCTTGACCACCAGCGTGAGCGATGGTGACGGTGTGATCCTGCAGCAGCCGCATGGTGCTGGCGGGTAGGACCAGGTCAATGCCATCGGGTAAGTCAATGGCATAGCGCATGAGGCGGTGCCCGTCAGTGGCTTCCATGTGGCCATTGGCAAGGTGGATGCCTTGCAGCAGGGCTTTGCTTGCATCGGTGCTGGCAGCAGTCATGCAGGCGCGTACACCAGCCGATAGCGCCAACTCGGCGCTAGGAGCCTCCACAACGGGCATTGCGGGGTAATCCGCTGCATCCTGCCCTGCAAGGCCGTAGGAGCCCGCAGAAGCCGTCAGGCCGCCATCGTGGAGCGTTATGGCCTCATCGGCCTCGATGCGGCTTACAAGGCCCGCTAGGAGCCGATACGGCAATGCGATGGTGCCAGCGGTTTCAACGACGGCTGGTGCGGTAACGGTGATGCCAAGGTCGAGGTTATAGCCGGTGACGGACATGGTGCCGTTGGCGGCGGTAATGAGGCAGCAGTCAAGAATTGGATGTGAGCTGCGAAAGCTAATCGCTGGACCGATGGTGCGTAAGGCGTTGTCGAGATCAAATTGACAGGTTGTGAATTGCACGGTTATTGAGCGGATGAGACATTGGCAGCTTCGGTGAGTACCGAGATGATTTGCTCGTAGGTGTCTTGAAAAGATGCCACGAGGTCTAAGGGGATGGGCGTGCCGTCATCTTGAGCGTTGTCGCGGACTGCAGCGGCGTAAGCAAGCGCCTGCGTCATGGCTTCATGAAGTCGATTGATGACGGGTGTCTGCTTG